CGCCACTGCTGAGTTCATTAATACCTGTTTAATATCTAAATTCTTTTTTTTCTCAAAGGCGTCTTTCTCAATCTCTAACCTTTTCTTTTCGTATTCCTCTTGTGATATTTCCCCCGCTTGGCGTCTTAATGTAAGGCTGTCAATTTCACGTTTTTGTGTTGCTTCTATTCGGCGTAATTCAGCTTTAAACGCTTCTTGTCCTACCTTTTCCCCCGCCTCGTATAATTCTTGTTCCTTTTTAGCTTGTTCCGCCTTTAACCCTAGTTGATATTCTTGGCGCTCTTTTTCATCTTCCTTTAATTTATCTACTCTTTGCTTTTCAAGTTCCAATATAGCCAAATCAGTTTCGCGCTTAACCTCCACTTCACTATCTCCAGCTATTTTCGCATATTCCAATTTCAAATCAAGCATTGTTTTTTGGTGCGCCACTTCCATTTCGTATTCTTCCTGTTGGGTGCCACCAAATAAAATTTGTTTTTTCTTGAATTCAAATTCTTCTAAGGCGATGCGCTCTTGCAATGCTTGTTTTTGATTTTCTAAAGCTGTTTTTTGCGCTTCCTTTTCGGCTTCTGCTTGTGCTTTTAAACGTTCCTCCTCTTGTTTTTTTACATCTGCAATAGCTTGTTTTTGAAAGTCGTTTAACTTGTTTTGCACTTCAATGCGTCGTCCTGTTGCTTCTGCCAACATACGCTCGTTTTCGGCTATCATATCGTAGTACTCGCGCTTTGCTTGGTCGTCGGTGTCGTTGGCTTCCATACTTAAACGTGCGTGTTCTAACTTCATTTTGCTTATATCACTTTCACGTTTTACATTTTCATCTAATAAACGCATGTACTCCTTACCCGCCTTATTTCTTTCCTCGATTGGTAGTAATTGGTTTTCTAAGATTAGTTTTTGTTCTTCCATTTTGCGTCTATTACGCTCCAAATCTCGGTTTAAAGTAATTTCGCTTTTACGGATAGCCACCAATATATCTTGCATTCTCTGCGCCCTCTTACTTGCTTCATCCATTGCTTTACCTGCCTTATTAAAGCCCTCTACCACTGCGTCCATTCCCGTTGCTTGTGCAAGTCCTTTCTTCATCTTTTGCGCTCCGTCTGTAACTTTTTTTTCAGCTATTGCAATATCTTTATCCAACTTAGCCAAAGCGTCCTTACCTAAACCCGCTCCAATTATCGGCACATTATTTAAAACCTTTTTTAATTTCAGTCCTAAAGTTTGCCACGAACCCACAAAGTTATTGCCCCATCCCTCAAAAAACATTTGTAAACCTTTAAAGCGGTTAATTACAACATCTTTGACAAATCCTAATAAATCTTGAAACGCTTGTTTAGGGTTGTTGATTGCTTCCTTTAAACGGTCAAATATTGCCAACGCTTTATCTTGCAGGAAGCCAACAAACACCGCAAAAATTTCTTTAACAGGTGCTAAAGCCCTAGCAATTGCATCCGCCCCTCTTTGAGTACTAGCAAATGCACCAATTAAACTACCTAAAGCCACCACTATCGCACCTATACCCGTAGATATTAGGGCAATTCTAAACAATTTTAACGTTTTTACACTCCCATTTGTAGCTGTTGCTTGGGCTTTCATGGCGGTTGTAAATCCTGTTAATGCGGTTTTAATCTGCCCTAAAGTGCCTATTATCGTTTGAATTTGTCCGCCAAAGCCACCCATTATAGGTAAACTTGATTGTATTGCGTCTGAGTAACTACCAACCATTACTTGGGTGTTACCAATGCTTACTTGTAATTCTTTATATTCAGCGTCCTGAGCTTGTATAGTACGCAATAATTCGCCCCCGATTGCGTCATTTTCTCGCTCCTCTTTGCTTAAATTTTGATACGCTTGTTTATTCTTGGATAATTCCGCGCTTAGTTGCTTTATACTCATACCAGCACCCGCCGACGCTTTAGCGTTTGCCATGTATGCCGTTTCAGCTTGGCGCGTTGCTTCCTTTAACGACTTTGTTTCGGCTTCCAATTTAACTTGGCTTTCGTAATATTCCTCTTGCGAAATAGTACCTAGTTTTAAAGCTTCCTTATTTTCTTTTTGTTTTGCAGTTAAATCTGCTAACTCCTTTTTAAGTTTCGCTAAGTTTTTAGTTGCATCATCCGCACCCTCAAAGTTTAGTTTGTAAATTAATTCTTCAGCCATTTTCTATTCGTATATTAAATTAATAAAGTTTCCATTATCATCAACATCAAGCACGTTAATTAATTGCCCTGTCGTGTCGTCTTCAAACAAAACAAATCTTGCTGGTTGGTTTTGTTGGTTTTGCGTATTTGCATTTATATTCGTTCGTTGGCTCGGATCAACGGTCAAAGGCGCATAATCTTTGTAAGTTAGCAACTCCACGTTAACCAAATCATCATCTAATAAATTTGCTTCAATACTTTGCACCGCATAATATCCCGCTAATTGTTGCGGTAAAGCAATATAAACGGGTTTACTAAAGTCAAAAGTTTTAATCTCGTATTTCGTTAACCGCACCTTACACTTAACCACTACGGCGTTCATTAAATTGCGTATATTCTTGCTCCAAAACCTTTCAAATAGTCCGTTTGTACCGTTAAAAGTTAACTTACTGCTATCACTAAACACTACCAAATCATCAAAGGCTTCCATAACAAAATTCGAATACTCAAAAATAACAGGACCAACTTGAATACTACTATTCACTATCCACCCTATACGTGGTGCATATCTGTTATTCGGGCTCGGTTGGTCTGTATCAACTCCAATTAATGGCGCGTACTCTTGGCGCACTATTGAAGAAACCACGCCGCTTGTACGCCCTTGTATGGTTGGCGCTATTAGTTTTGTTTCAAGTATAGTTTCGCCATTCGGGAACCTAGTGCCTAAATTATGAATATACTGCGCGTATGTACGGTTATTATTTTTTTCCCATTGTAGTAACCATTTGTCATCTGCATCGGCTTTGTATCGTAACTTTAAATCTCGGTTATAGTTTAGTTCGTTAAATATCTCGGGTGGATTTGTATAGTCGATTAAGTTCGTCCAATTACTAGCCAAACCAACACTTTGATAATATCCGTCTACATCAGCACTATCCACATCAACCCAACTATTGCGGGACTCTATCTTTACTACCTTGCGTTTAATATCCGCGTCAAAGTACAAATTAAACAAAAATTTAAAGTCGCTAATCAAATCAATGGCTTTCATTTCCTTAGGTACGACTTGACTAATTGCGTAGGTATCGCCCAACTCTATTTTAGCTTTAAATTGTATGTTGAAAGTGTTGGCATTAGGCACAAATCTATACATTGAAAAAATTTGAAAAGCGCCATTATCTAACCTTATATTATCTTTAACTAATTCAAAGGTGGCTAAATCCCCTTGCAACATATAAACACCCAAATCAACTTTTAAACCTGCAGGATTTGTTGAAGAATTTATAGGCATAAAGGCTTTTTGTATTCCGTTAACCAATATCCTTAAATTTATCAATGGGAAATTTGCCCCTGTTGCGGGTTTATATCTAAATATACTAACCCCCGGTCCTACTACGCTTTCTTCTATAAAGTCAGCGTTTGAACCTCTAAAATCAAAAGTAAAATTATAAAAACCGTCTTTCGGTGCTTCATACCCTCCTAATGTCGTGAATAAATCAAAGGCATCATCTATTTTAGTTTCGTATCTGCTATTTAAATTAAATCTTATTATTTCACTTGTTACCGCACTACCTGCGCTTTGAATTAATCTCCCTAACCTTCCTAAATCAATATTTAAAGTACTTCTCCATTGCGCAATAGTATCAACTATATCGCTTTCATCAAATTCAAAGTTAACGCCTAAATCAACCGCTAACCCTTTGTTATCGCCCGAACCGTTTACAAATTTGCTCGATAAAAAGTCGCTATCTATACTATAACCAACATCAGGATGTCCAAAAAACAACTCGAATAAATTACGCAAATAAAATACAGGTCGATACGTGCCTATATCGTTGGCGGTGTTCCTATCTACAAATGGATAAAATATATCATTAATTGAACGTCCCGAAGTGTTAACCGCAGTTATTCCCGACTGCGTGAAATTTTGCGTGTCGTTTTTCCAATCTAAATCTTTAACCAAAATATTTGCGCCTTCCTCAATCCACTCAGCATTTCCCCCGAAGAAGTTGCAAACGTATTTGTCCATAAACCTAGACGCGCGAACCTCGACAAATCCACGTTGGTATTCAGCACCGTTTAACACTATAACCGCTTCTTGTTTGCCTAATATAGATTTGTCTGCATAACTCACATACTCCATACCAAACAAAATGCTGTTATTATTCGCATTGTTTGGTATTTCAAAATCGTAACTGAAGTCACTCTCCCTTGCGGTTACATCACTAATATTAGCAATACTTTTTTTAAGCACCAAAGGAAAGTCGGTAAAATCTAACAAATCCAAATATCCTTTACCTATTATGTAAATCTGTAAATCTTCCATTATACAACATTTATACGTTTGTTAGCCATTACCATGTTAAAAGTAACTCGGTTTATTGGCTCGTGATAATTGTAATCTTCCGTAGTTGCGTTTTCAACTATTACAGGTATTATTTGCGCTCCTATCTTTACAGCAACTTGCGGACTTACCGAAATGTAGTTCAATTTTTCTATATCTTCCATTTTTTCATAGTCGCTCCAAATGGTAAACCTCTTAACACTTTCAACCATGTAATTATTCTGCCCTCTATCATATGAAGTAGGGTTAACTGGTCTTACTTTCTCAAATGATTTTTTATTTATTTGCGTTCCAAAGGCAAAATTGGAATTAAACAATGTAATTTCCATTGCTCCAAATTGGTTAATCCATAATACTTCTACATATTGACAAGGCTCAGCAACCTTTTCAAAGGTGTAAATTCTGCTCCTAAGCGTACGACTAAACCCCGAACCGCCAACATCAGCAATAAATATACTCATTTTCGTGGCTGTTGGTTGGTTAAATTGTTGTATTAACGTGCTCCCGTAGTTTATATCACTCCCTAAAGTATCGTCAAATACAGGCAATACCTCAGCGTCCGAAACAATACTATCACTTGCATCGGTAAACACTACGCACCACCTTTGACTATCGCCCGTTCTAAAGCTTGATAAAGCCACGTAGCTATTTAATATTACCTTTCTAGGGTTTAAAAAGTCGGTTAAAAGCAAATTTGTTGCTATACCTGTATTAGAATTTAGATAATCGGCAATATCAATAGGGTTTAAATCATCACTGCTGTAATTCATTACTACGTTTGTGCCACTTGCGGACGTTTCCCCACTTATAACATCGTTGTTTACATCTAAGCCCTCAAATATGTAAGTAAATAAAGTTGTGTTACCACTTGCAACACTCCCTGAACTTAAATCTTTTAAACTACTTATAACAAAGTTTCTCAAAAAGCTGTTTAATTCAAATGTAAATAGGTTGCTTGTACCAATATCGGGTAACTGCTCAAATACATAATCAACCGCGTCAACGGTTACGGTCATACGCATTTGTATTACACTCGCATTGTTAGTTTGTGCCCTTGCTACCCTCTTTTGTGTTAAGTATGGACTGCCTAAAAGTCCTAAGTTCGTTGTTGCCATTGCTTTCTAATATTTACCATTTCATTTATAAACTCGGTTTTTACCGTTTTATCAAATATTTCTACTACCTTTTGTAAGATAATCTTTTCATTTTCCGTTACTGCAAACTTTATAAAGTCCTTTCTTCTGCCGTTTTGTGAATATTGTAAACTCCCCATTGTTGGGCTACCCTCTTTAAATATAGCCGTTTGGATTGCATAAGCTACTTTTTTTACTTCTGTATCTCCACTTGCTATACCTTTCTGCTCAATCCAACTAATTAACGCATCTATTGGCACCCTACGAGCTCCCTTTTTTCGCCCACTATCCACAAACTTAGCATAATCTTCAGCGTAAAACTCAATACTATCGCCATTGATTTTGTAAGTCATCGTGTCAATTAGCTTACCAGTCGCCCTGTGCCCCTGTTCCTCTAATTCCGTTTTCATCAAATCGAGTACAAACTCCCCGATTAAATTCAAGCCGTTTGATCTCCAACTATCCAGCATATTCAAATGTTCCTAAGTCACAAGTATTGTTGCCTGTTACCCTTAAGTTGGCACTACATTGTTCCAATTTACCATTCATTTGGCGTTTGGCTACAAATCCATTGCTTAACTCCACATTGTAACCTAACTCATTTAACGCCCTATGTTTGAACTCTGCCAAATACCTATCCATTGCAGTCTTTAACTCCTGTTGCTTGGTTGCACGTCCCACCGTTGTACGCTCGGCTTGATTATAGGTGTCAAATAGGAACACACGCAAATCCCACGTTGTTTTATTGCCTAAGCCATTACCACGATACTCGCCTTTATTACTCCAGTCGGGCGTATCAGCTACTAAAATATGAGGGAATTGCATACTTGGCGCGCCGTTCATTTCGTAGGGACTTGCGTAACTAAACCCCTGTACGTAAGTGTAAGCGGTTGCAATTTCTTCAAGTAATTCAATTATTTTGTTAATCATAATTTATCATTTTAGCTTGTGCTTGTTTTACGTTTAAATAATGTAGTACGTCCATGCAATTAGTTTCATGTACACTTTCTAAAGGTGTTTTGTTAGGTTTACTAAAAATTCCCAACTCCGCCACTTCATAGGCAAAAGAGAACCAAAAATTGTTCTCGATAATCTTCTTTGCAAACGCTCGATACTTAACATTGCTTGAACTCTCATTTGTGAATATTCCGACAAACAATTTAGAAATTTGTTCCATTCCCTTTGAAACAAAAAAAAACCGCTGAAAGCACTATACAAATCTAAGTCCATAAACTTTTTTGCGCGTTCCTCTATTGCCTTATCGCTAAAGTCTTCGCCATACAACACCGCCACCAATGAAGCTAAGTTTGTAGGATCAACTTCCTTATTACGTGCTAATATATCGTGTAATTGCCCCATAAGTGCAAATTGCTTAAAATTGTTTTTACCAAACATTACCTTTATACCGCTTAATGTTAGCAATTCCTCACGTTTATAGTACTTAACACCATCAACTTGCACATAATCCATAAACACATCAATGTCAGGAGTGCGTAAACCTATAAGGCTCATTTCAGCTAATACCTTTATTTCGCTTTCAAAATCCAATATTTCAAGCACCTCAACAGGGATGTTAGTCGTTTCTTTCAGCAACTTCATACAAAACCTTGGACTCATGTCGTTTTCCCTTAAGATACGATTTGCCCAAATTAAATCTTTTATTTTGTATTCGCCAAACAAGGTCTTAACCTCGTAGTTTTTGCCTTCTATCTTAACCCTCATACACTCCCCAACCTTTAGCAACTATTAAGTTTGCTTTTTCCTCAGGCAACAACAATGTACGCCCCTTTAAGCTTTCGTTTTTGTCGTTACAAATTACACGCACGTAACCGTTTAACACTGCTTTAGGTGTAAATGTTAATTGCTCTACTTTATTCGCTGTTTGTTTTCCTACTTTTTTAGCCATAATATTAAAGTTTTCTTTCTTACAAGCAAAGATAATGTTTTTGCTCGATATATTATAATCGTGCTTTATATCTATTAAAAAAAGATTGTTTTTCTTTATACTTATCCGCTCAAATTCAATCCCCAATGTTTTAAAATAACGTTCTGTTTCAGTGTCGCACCCCCTATCTAATTGCCTTTGCCATGCTTTGTAATTGCATTTTTCTAACACTGACTTAGGGAAGAAACGCCCAGCTCCAAAATGTTTGTCGAGTTCTAAATATCCGAGTTGTTTATGCTCAGTTGAATAAAAATAAATATCACTAAATCCGAACACCTTATCTGTTTGTAGGTGCTTGTAAAATTCCACCGTATTAGGGCAGATTAAGTCATCGCTACCCAACAACACAACCGCATCATGCTCATACTTCTGAACCGCCTTAAGCATTGCGTTGTTTTTGTAAGTTAGCGGACTATTAGGCGTTTCAATGTACTTAAACCCCTTAGCTAAATCTTGACTTATTACGCCCTCACTACCCGCAATTATTAAATCAATGCCCAAATCCCTATAATAGTCTAACACTATCTTAGTTAATTCGTGGCGTTGGTATATTGCCATTATGTATATTACTTTATTCATCTTACAAAAAAAAAGTGAGGGCAATTACGCCCCCACCATTCAACAATTAAACTATGATATGAAAGAAAGATTACGTAGTTTGTAATAATGCTTCAGCACTTGCAAAGTCGCCTTTAATAAACGCTGTTCTGTCGTTAGTCTTAACAACTACTGCACCTCTCCACTCTGCTAATAATGTTACAAAGTTTTTAGTAAAGTCGTCATTTTCGTAACCGATGTCAAACTTAACACCGTCTTTTTCTACTAAGTAAGCTTTATCAAAGTTACCCATTAAGAACTCTCCTGTTGGGATCAAAGTAGTTGGAACTATTTTAGTGATACCGTCTAATAATAAAGTGTCTCCGATAGTTTGTAACCTATCAATGTATCTCTTATCTGTTCCTGATACTTTTTGAACTTTCAATTTCGCTATATCTCTAGGGTTTAAGAAACATAAAGAAGCTTGTCCTTGCTCAGCTAATTCAATTTGTAAGTTACCAGCAACCAATACATCCACGATATTAGGGTTAACAACTACTTCGCCAAAGTCAGCTCCTGTAATTGCGAACGCAGTAGCTACGGTTTTAACACCTTTCAAGTTAGCACCTGTACCGTCTCCGCTAAATGCGCCATTCTCAACTGCTTTGAATAACTCTCTCATTAACTCCGCTTCAATTTCTGACTGCATCCAATCAACATCATCCAACATTTCGTTTGAAATTTTAATGTACGCAGTTGTTTTCTTAACATTCTCAGACGCTACAACTAAATCAAAGTCAATTTTGTTTTTAGCAGTACCCTCAGCAGTTTGACCAGCTGAACCGTCTTTATTCGCTTGAGCAACCCAACTAATTACATTGCTTGAAGTTGCTTTTGCTTGTAACGCCGATAAGAATTTGTTTTCTCTTGAAGCAATTACATTTAAACCCTCAATTCTATCCTCAACAGGTACATTACCGCCTGATAAGTTACCGCTAAAGGTCATGTTACCAACCGCCTTAAATACAACGGATTTGTTTTTGTCGTTCTTTAAATCTGCTAACGCTTGTTTGTTAGCCATTAAGCTTTCACGGATTTGAGCGCTAAAGCTCTTAACTACGCTTTCAACTGATTTCATTTTTTCTAATTTTTTAGATAATTCTTTAAATCCCAATTCCATTTGGTTTTTCATTACTGAAATTTGAGTTTTGTTTTTCTTGTTTTCTTCTTCGTACATTTTAACCAAGTTAGCTAAAGCATCTTGGTAGTCTTGCACTAATTTCGCTTGATCCTCTTCAGGTAATTCATCGAAGTTGGTAATACCCAACATTTCTAAATATTCCTCAAAGGTTGTTTCTGCATTAAAGTTTTCCATTGTTTTTACTTTTTAATTAAATGTTTATAATAGCTTTTTTTCTTCGGCTCCAATACCTGAGTGACATTTGTCGGCTCAGTTCCTAGAGTGATTTTACAAAATTCATAAAATTTTTCTATATCTCCAAATTTATTATAAATTTCTTTTATAACGGCATCATCTTGCATGGTTGGGGTAAGTATATTACTACCCGCTAAAACTGCGCTTATTTCAAATAATTTCGCTTCCTTAACTAGGTAGAAATAACCACATTCTTCCGCTTCAATAGGATTGCCCAACATTGGTAAGTATTTTAACCAATTTGCATAACCCTCTTTGTCGTAAGTATCGTTAATTGCAATATCTAACTGGATATATTCCATTCCAACACTATGCTGGTTAATCATACCATTTTTATATTGGTAGTAAACACTTTTGTTTAAGTCTTCAATTACATCAACATTCGCCTTTAAACATTCGGTGTTGCCCTCTTTATCAACTCCTAATTCTGCCCAACTTATCGGTGCTTCCATTACTTCGTTAATAATTCCCACTTTAGCGGTTACATCGTGTTTATGGTCTGCTAAGAAAAACGGTGTGCGCTCACTTATTGACTTTGCAAAGCACCCCGATAAATGCACGTCGCCATGATTGTCTAACCAATTATAAGTGTTGCCGATAATCGTGCGCTTTAGTACATCGTCTTCGCTCTCAATCTCTACAACATCGGATTTAGTTATAACGTCGTATTTTCTAGCAATTCGTCTAAGTTTTAATACTTCTGCTTTTTTCTCAATTAGTGTTTTTATTTCCATTTTTTAAAGGTTTAGTTCTGTTTTTGCTTCTTCTACGGTCATTAACCCCGCATTTATTAGCTTCAATATATTATCTACTTTAACGGTATAGTCAGGTTTCAACGCATCAATATCGTTTTTATCTATAGTAAGCTTGTATCTTTGCCCCGATATGTAGTTGTAACGCTTGATCAGTTGCTTATTCTTTTGCGCCAAAATTTGCTCCATAATAGGAATACAAGTTTGGTTGTAGAAGTCTTTCATTGCTTCTTGCATATTGTTATAAGTACTTGCCCCAACGTCGCCAAAGATAACCGATTGAACCCCAAACAATGAACAAACCGCTCTTAAATGCTCTGCTCTCATACCTAGTAACTCCATATCCGTTGCGCTCATACCTAATTGCTTGTAGTCAACTGCGCCTTGAACCGTTATAATTTTGTTAGTGTTCTTAGCTCCACCAATGCGCTTATCAAAGTCATATTGTAATTGTTGCCTATCTTCGGCAGTAATCGGATATTCATTCTTACTTGAAATAATACCACTTGCACCCCTATTTTCGTATAAGCTACTTTCTGCCAAATTTCGGTTATTAGTTGCTTTCAATAAGTCAAACCCCGATTGTAAAGGACTTAACCCCTCGTTGTTTCTAATTCCCTCAATACTTGGGTTAAAATATTGGCAGTGCATTATTTCCGTTGGGCTTATCTTCCTAATGCTTATACCGTCATTAAACTCGTAACGGTCAATATCGGACAATATCGACATTGTTTCACGCCACGCCCTCACGTTTTGAGGGGGCAAAATATAATTTTTCGATGGCAAACTAGCACCGATATATTCGTAAGGTGCGTAATGGTAGCTGTCCCCTGTTAGTATTAGGTAAAGCACCTCTTTAAACAACGCTTGTTCCAAGCTATCGTTATCGTGCCAATTCTCGAATATAAACCGCTTTAACTCATCGGTGTCGTCTTCAATATATTGTCCGTTGTTCTCGAGTATTATGGGTAAACTTGCGGTTACCTGAGCTATACGCTTGGCAACAGCGTAAACCATGTCGTTGGTTATGTACCCCTCTTCGATTAAATAGCTTTCGCTTATATTAGTGTTAGCCCTCCCTGAACTGAACAAGGGAATAAAAACATTTTCGGTCGCTGGTTTAGTCGTTTCGAAAACGTTATAAGGCTCTGTATTATAGTTTTTAATTATCATATTTGCAAAGTTATAAAAAAAATTAATAAGTATAATCGTACCAACGCAAATAATATCCTAAAGGATCAATAGCATGGTCGTTACCGTCCTCAGGTACTTCCCCCGCTTTGTCTTTCCATTTGTATTTATAAAGCTCGTCTTGGATATTGTAAGATTGCTCTGTGATAAGCAGTTGGTAACTAGATAATAGTTGAATACTATTTAGTTTTTTCTTGGGCAAACAAGGTCGAGCATTAAAGCCATTTCGAGTTAGCAACACGATTAAATCAGGTCGGGCACTATCGCAGATAATAACCTTTGAGCGGTCTTTTATCTTCTTTGTAATAGCTTCCACCATATTATCTAAATTCGGCATTGGTGCGTATATTTCTTGGTGCGCCCATAATCGTTTGCCCTTTTTGTCAACAGCTACTTTTGTAAGTGTAAATGGATCCTTTGCACCCCAGTCGATACAATAGCCGTAAACGTCTGTTTCTGGAAATGGAGCAACTTCCCAATTGTTAATGATTGTACCACTAACACGCCCCAACAAGCCTAAGCCGTAAACACGCCACCAATTATAGTAGTACCCTTGAATACCCCTTTGGCGTTCCTCATCGTGCTTTCGCTTTGCCATTTCAAAATCATCAATTTGGGCAGGTGTTAAATTCTCGGCATTATCTAAAAAGGTGGAGTGGATCAATGTTGTGCGCTCGTCCTCTAGTATTCCGCACGTGTCAATCCAGAATTTTGAACTAGGGTTATAGTCTAAAAATATCGTGCCTCTAGTACGTTGGAATAGTTGGTGGCAAATCTCATACTTCATTAAATTACACTCGTTAATAAATAGTATATCCCTTTTAGCTCCGTGTGACTTACCCACGTTATCAAAGCCGATAAACTTTATTACTGATACCCCAATTTTGTAGGTGTGAGGGTTTTGCGTTCGGATTGCGTCAATGTTAATCTGTTGACCGTTTAGGATATGTTCAAAATCAACGATAGCACCGTCCTTTAAATGAGGGGTGCTATGGCTTACAACGTGTATGATTAATGGTTTCTTGCTATCTCTTGCAATGATATAAAGCAGTTGGAGTGCCGAGTATGTTTTACCGCTTCGGCTACCCCCCTTATTTACTATAAATCTGCTATTTTTTAAATAGGCTCTTAGGGTATTATGAAACGTCTTCGTTAGTTTCATCTTCAAATCTTTTTCTTAATTCCTCTAAAGCGTCTGCGGTTTCTTTGTTCGCCACTATAATCGGCGTTTGGTTTATTTCGTTGCCTTTTGTGGTGTGGTCTAATTGTTGGCGGTC